GCAACTTTAATTAAACTTGATACCAATACTTGGGTTCTGATTGGAGACACACAAATATAATGCCTACCTTATATAAGGTCCTTGGACAATCTGCTCCAAGTGCTACAACTGCAACAACACTTTACACCGTACCATCGGTAACTGACACAATTGTTTCAACAATTAACGTTGCTAACACTGGTGCTAACCAGGACACGATTCGTATAGCGATTCGTCCTGCTGGTGCTTCTTTGGCTACACAACATTATATTGCTTACGGTGTTCCGTTGGCTTCTGGTGCTGTGTTAACTTTCACTATTGGTGCAACATTGGATACTACTGATGTTGTTACTGTTTATTCAACTACTGGAACTTCTTCCTTTAGTGCGTTCGGAAGCGAGATAAGTTAATGGCTGTAACGATTATTGGTGGGGCAGCGTCTGCTTCTTCCCTTTTAACAACTAATGCACAGACTGGCACAACTTACACGTTGGCTTTGACTGATGCTAATAATACTATGGTTGAGTTAAGTAATGCTTCTGCTATTACTTTAACTGTGCCTCTTAATTCTTCTGTTGCTTTTCCTGTTGGTTCACAGGTTAATTTGTTGCAGACTGGTGCTGGTCAGGTTACTGTTGCTGGTGCAAGTGGTGTGACTGTTAATGGGACTCCTGGTTTGAAGTTTCGTGCTCAGTGGTCTGGTGCTTCTTTGATTAAGCGTAGTACTGATGGTTGGGTTCTTGTTGGGGATGTGAGTGTCTGATGCCTATTTTTGGTATAACTGCTTCGTCTAATATGACGACTAAGTTGACTGACTTTTATCAGATTGCTACAACGACTTTAGGTAGTGCAACTTCTTCTGTGACGTTTAGTTCTATTCCTGCTGATTATACTCATTTGCAGATTCGTGCTTCTTACCAAACTTCAAGAGGAACTTATCCTTTGGATAAAATTTTTATTCGTTTCAACTCTGATTCTGGTTCTAATTATTCTTCACATAATCTTAAAGGTGATGGTGCTTCGGCTTCTTCTGGTGCTGAAAACACAACTCAAATTGTTGATGCTGATAGTAGTTCAACAACAGCAGCATCAGGTGGGTTAGTTTTTGGTGCACTTATTATGGACATTTTAGATTACGCAAATACTAATAAATATAAGACTACTCGTGCTTTGAGTGGTTTTGATACTAATGGTACTGTTTCTGGTTATGGTGGTCGTGCTGCTTTAATTTCAGGTAACTGGCGTTCAACAAGTGCTATAACTTCTGTGACTTTTACTGTTGATAATGCTGCAAACTATTCTGCAAATTCAAAGTTTTCTTTATACGGAATTAAGGGGTAACAAATATGGCTGCAACGTACACACCGATAGCATCAATAACACTAGGAGCAACTGCTTCTTCTGTTACTTTTAGTTCAATACCAAGCACCTACACAGATTTGGTTTTGATTTCTTCAGTATATTCTGACACAAATGATGTGGGTTTATATATAAGATACAATTCTGATACTGCATCAAATTATTCTTATACCTATCTAGAAGGAAATAATTCTAATGCTGCTGTTTCTGGTAGAGCAAGTAGCCAAGACAAAATTTATTTTCAATTTTCAACAGGTATTCCATCAACAACTGGAGTGTACATTCCAACAATTATAAATGTAATGAATTATTCAAATACTACAACTAATAAAACTTTAGTTGCCCGTTCTCAAGGAAGAAGAAATGATGCCGCAGCATCTGTTTCTTTAGTGACTGGTTTGTGGCGTTCAACGGCTGCTATAACAAGTATAAATTTGGCTTTATCAAGCGGTAATTTTGCTTCTGGTTCAACTTTTAACCTCTACGGTATATTAGGAGCGAATGCGTAATGGCTAATACTTTAAAGAAGATTCAAACTGTTACTGTTGGTAGTGGTGGTGCAGCAAGTATGGATTTTACTTCTATTCCACAAACGTATACTGATTTAAAAATTGTTGTATCGGCTAGATGGGACCAAAGTGGTTCAACAACTTTTGGGTTAAAATTTAATTCATCAACAACAGGTTATTCAAGACGATGGCTATATGGTAATGGTGCAAGCGCAGCATCAAGTAATGATACTTCTGGACCATTACCAGTAGCAGATAATACTATGCCTGGAACAAATTACACAGCATCAGTTTTTGGTAGCGTAGATATTTATATTCCTAATTATACTTCTGCTAACTATAAATCTGTCAGTTCTGATGGTGTTTCTGAAAATAATGGAACTACTGCTTTTCAAACTTTAACTGCTGGTTTGTGGTCTAATACTGCTGCTATTACAGATATTTCTTTAACTAACTTTTCTGGAGGTTTTGTTCAATACACTACTGCTACTTTGTACGGTGTATCAAACGTAACAGCAGCAGGAAACGCAAAAGCAACAGGTGGAATTATTACTTATGATGATACTTATGTGTATCATACTTTCCCTTGGTCTGGTACTTTTACTCCTTTGACTTCTTTAACTGCTGACTATCTTGTAGTCGCAGGCGGTGCAGGAGCAGGAGGTGCATACACTGATGCCAACATATTCGGTTCAGGTGGAGGCGGTGCAGGCGGAGTACGATGCACAGTCGGAGCCACAGGTGGCGGAGGTTCACTTGAATCTGCTTTAAGTTTAACTGCTACAGCGTACACAGTAACTGTGGGTGCTGGCGGTGCAGGTGGCGGAGATAACTCAAATGGTACATCTGGTTCTAATTCAGTATTTTCAACCATAACTTCTACTGGTGGTGGACGTTCAGAAAACGCTGGTGGTGGTAACGGAGCAGCAGGTGGTGGTGGCGGTTCAGGTGCTGGTGGAACAGGTGGTGCTGCAACTGCTAACCAAGGTTTTGCTGGCGGTAATGGTGGTGGTGGTACTCGTTCTGGTGGCGGTGGAGGTGGTGCTGGCGTTGCAGGAACTGCTGCTAGCGGTAGCGGTGCTGGTGCTGGTGGTAATGGTATAACAACATCTATTTCTGGAACATCAACAACATACGGTGGCGGTGGTGGTGGAGCACACGGCACAGGTGGCTCTAGTGCTAACGGTGGTACAGGTGGTGGAGGTAATGGTGGAGCACCTGCTACTTCTGGTACTGCTAACACTGGCGGTGGCGGTGGAGGAAGAAGAACTTACGGTGCTTCTGGCGGTACTGGCGGTTCAGGTATAGTTATAGTGAGGTACGCAAAATAATGGCACACTTTGCCCAAATAGAAAACAACATTGTTACACAAGTACTTGTGGTAGACAATGCACAAGAACACAGAGGACAAGAGTTCCTAGCCAACGACCTTAATCTTGGCGGAACTTGGATACAAACCTCATACAACGGTAACATTCGCAAAAACTATGCAGGCATAGGTTACACCTATGACCCTGTACGTGATGCGTTTATACCACAAAAACCATTTGACTCTTGGCTTCTTAACGAAGACATTTGTCAATGGTATCCCCCAACCCCATACCCAACAGATGGCAAACCTTATGTGTGGGATGAAGAACAACTAGAATGGAAAGAGATAGAAGATGGCAACTAAACTTGTAGTCAACTGTGCCACAGGTGCAGTAGAAGAAATAGAACTAACAGCACAAGAACTCGCACAACGCGACCAAGACGCTGCAGCATACGCTGAACAAAAAGAAATTGAAGATGCAGCCAAAGCACAAGCAGAGGCTGATAAAGAAGCAGGAAAGGCTAAATTAGCAGCACTCGGATTATCTGAGGCTGAAATCGCAGCATTGGTAGGTTAATTAAGTGACTGTTATTAAAGACATAACAGAAGACTTTGCTTACGATTTAGCCATCTCACCTGATGTATCAACTAACTACCAGTTATCTGATATATCTTTTGATATTGCAATAAACAATATGCCATTCTTTATTGCTGCAACAGATGAGCAACCTTATCGTAGAGAATCAGCACCTTCTAAACGTGAACAGATTGACCAAACAACTGAACCAGGTGAACAATCATTTACTGGTTGGTGGTTTAGAAGCCAATCATCATTTCATTTAGGTGCTGGTGCAAAGTTCTTTGAACCTGCACAAGATGAAACTTTACGTTACAGATTTAACGAATCACAAGGTGTAGATGTTTGGACCAAAGGTCAAGCAAGCCTTCTTAAAGGCACAGTTAAAATTTTAACAACAAGTAGTAATAGTTTATCTGTTGGTGCTAATGATGGTACTAATGATTGTCTTGTTGTAGCAGATGGTTCTGCTTTAAAGAAAATAACTTTATCAGCAGACACACCAACTGTTACCACATACACTCAAACAGGTACTGCTTCAGCGATACAGTCTTTGGCAACTAACGGTTCTAAATACTTTTTTGCCAACGGTACACATATTCATTACGGTAACATTGGTAGCACAACTTCTGACATTGAAACATATAACTGTTCAGTACCAACAACAATTGCTTATGTTAAACAAAGACTTTTTGCTGGTGTGGCAAACGCTTTACACGAACTTGATGCAACTAAAACAACTGGTGGTCATACTTTACCAACAGCAATTTTCACACATTCAAACACTTCTTGGGTTTGGTCAGCAATATCTGAAGCAGGTCCAGCAGTTTACGCTGCAGGATATGCTCGCAATACTTCTGCAATATTTAAAATAACTGTTAAAGATGATGCAACACTTAACACCCCAACTGTGACAGCAGAACTACCTGTTGGTGAAAAAGTTTTATCAATGTTTTCTTACCTTGGTTACATAATTATTGGAACAAGTAAAGGTGCCAGAGTTGCACAAGTTGAACCAACTACAGGTGACTTGGCTTACGGTCCTCTAATTTTTGAAACCACTGATGGTGTTAAATCTATTTTTGCTAAAGACCGTTTTGTTTGGTGTGCAGGTAAACCCAATTCAGTTAGTGGTCTTATCCGTATTGATTTAAGTGAGCAGGTAAGTCCTTTAAGGTTTGCTTACGCAGCAGATTTAGAGGCTGTCGCTTCAACATCTTTAGTTAACTCTGTTACTCAAATAGGTGACAGGCTTGCTTTTGCCACAGCAGATAACGGTGTGTGGGTTGAAAGAGCCACACAACTTGTAGCATCAGGTTTTATTCGCACAGGTTTTATTAGGTATGCAACTATTGAATCAAAGTTTTTTAAGTTCTTAAAAGTTCGTGGCAATCTTGATGATGGAACTATAGATGTTAATACTATAACAAATAAAGAAGTTGATACGTTTCTTTATAACGTTACTACTGAAACAACTAACCTTGATTTAGGTATTGCTAGACCTGTTGGTGCTCAAGAGTATCTTGCTTTTAAATTTGACCTTAACAGGGATGATACTGATACTGCTGCTGGTGCTGTGATGAGTGGCTACCAAATTAAAGCGTTACCTGCTATAGAGAAACAAAGACTTATCCAGTTCCCATTGTACTGTTATGACGTGGAGATGGATAAGTATAACAACATTGTTGGTTCCGAAGATGATAGAGCATTTGACCGTATCTCTGAACTTGAAGGTATAGAGAAGACTGGCAACATTGTTACTGTTCAAGACTTTAGAACTAATGAAACATATTCAGCGTTGATTGAAGAGATTAGATTCTTTTCTGCAACACCACCAAGTGAAAGATTCAATGGTTTTGGTGGCAAACTTCTACTAACTGTAAGGAAACTATAATGTCATTACACGTATTAAAGAACGTTGTTACACGTTCACTAGCCCTATTCATTTCTTTTGCACTACCCTCAGTTGGAGTGGGTGCTTTTGCAGGTGTTGAACCTGTTAAAGCAGCAGCCATTGCTGGAGGTTTAGCAGTTGCAGGAATTGTAACCGACCTTGCCAGAGAGTTCCTGAAAGATGGAGACCTTACATTGGCTGAAGTTGATGATGTATTTAAAAAAGTTTCCAAAGGTAAGGGTGGCAAGTAAGAATGGGTTTACCTATCAAGGATGGAAAGATTACTACACCTTACAATAAAGCAGGTAAGATGTGGAAATCTGGTTTTCATACTGGTGTAGACTTCGCTGTTCCTACTGGCACAGATATTCTTGCAGCCTGTGATGGCACCGTTGTTGCAAACAACTGGGGTACTGCATATGGCAAACAAGTTATTGTTAAAGCAAATATTAACGGTAAAGATGTGTGGATGATTTATGCTCACTGTTCACAGACTATGGTTAAGGCTGGCGCTAAAGTTAAGACTGGTCAGCACATAGCAGAGTCAGGTAACACTGGTAATTCATCTGGTCCACATTTACATTTTGAAGTAAGAGATAACGCTCGTTGGTCTGCTGGTAAACCAGTTGACCCTAAAGATATTCTTGCTATATAAAATTATTAATGAACCATTATTTAGATTTTAATGGTCTTGTTGTTTACACAGGTGGAACATTTGATTTGTTTCACTCAGGACACGTTGCTTTCCTTAAAAGATGCAAAGAAATTGCTGGCACAGCAGGACAAGTAATTGTTTCATTAAACACTGACAGTTTTATACAAGAATACAAAACTAAACCACCAGTATGCAATGACCAAGAACGTTACAATGTTATATCATCTTGTAGGTATGTTGACCAAGTTATATGGAACAGTGGTGGTGTTGATTCTAAACCAGCAATCCTGTCGGTGAACCCTGATATTATTGCTATAGGTTCAGACTGGGCACGCAAAGATTATCACAAACAAATGGATTTCACACAAGACTGGTTAGATAAACTAAACATAAGCCTAATTTACATACCATACACAACAGGTATATCAAGCACAAACATAAAGGAACGACTATCAACATACTGATAGCAACCACACCTGAACGTGAACACTGGTTAACTGATTGTTTAAAATCTTTTAGCACAACACCAGTAACAGTACGCTCAGACTATGGCTTTGAACTAGGCAAAATTAGGTGGGCTTACGAGAATACTAATTGGGATAGGTTTTGGTTTTTTCAAGACTCAGTAATAATTAAAGACCAAAGTTTTTTGCAAGCAGGTTGGGATAAAGGCACATCATTACCATTATCTAATTGTCCAACACCTTTTGGAATGTATCTTGGTATATATTCGCGTGCCACATTGGACAAAGTTGGTATACCTATTGCACAAAGTAAAGAAGATGCAATCAGATATGAAGTTGAATGGCACCGTGAATACTGCAACCAAGAACCTGTTGAAGTAATGTTTCCTGAACTAACAGATGGTAACGCTAAAGGAACAGAAGAACATCACGGAAGAATCAATCTTGTGTTAGAGAATAATTACCTTATCAAATACAAAGGCACTTGGGCTTAGACCCAAAAGATATTTTTGCTATTTAGTTTGCTTGTGCGTTATGAACGGTGGTGCAGTAAAGACATTGTTCTTTGCTGCAATACTCATAGCCTGTTTCCAAGAAGCACCTGCGTGTAAAGCACCTATGGCATAAGATGCCCCACTACCTATGCCATAGATACCATCATCTCTCATCAGCACAGATAACGTGTCATCTATTTCGTAGATGATTCCGTTTAATGCTATGAGAAATATAAAGTCTTGGTCTTCTGATTCTTTATCTGGTTGATAACCGTTGACTGATAAAGTAAATCTTAATGATGGTGCAATTGTTTCAACCATATAATGATATGGGTCTTTGTTAGCCACTGGTGTTAGTGATGGTGGTTTCCAAATGTGTTGTAAAATATCGCAAGGTAATGTTAGCCCTGCACCTGCTATAAGAAATTTCCCACGCTTAGTTATCTTTGTAACTGTTGGGTGTGAGTAGGTTCTCCCTGAATCATCTGTGATTCGTGAGTCTGCTACAAGTAAACAATGGTCTGGTTTTTGTATACCAATTATTGTTGTCATTGGTTCCACTTCTTTTCAAAGTATTCTTTATCTGCAATAGTAAGTTTCATTAGGTCTTCGTTAATAGATGTTAAATGGTTTCCGTGTAAGTGTTCTACTTCTGCTGGAATGTAAACAACTTCACCTATCTCTTTTGCTTTCAATCTAATATCATCATCACCGTACCACCATCTAAAGTTTTCATCTGCTCTGATGTTTGATTTAATATCAAGCACCCAACAGTATCCTGGTATGTGTCCTGAGTATGGTAATGGATAACCAAGTGTGGCTTTAAGTTCTTTCATACCATAAGCAATTTTATTTATAGGATTATTTTTCAGTCTTAAGTCATCATTTAATACAGCAATATAATCAGCACCAAAGGTTCTGGCAATATCTATGCCACGATTCCACCATCTGTGGATGTTAACTGGGTCTAAATCCCAAACGTTATTTACACCTTCTATTGGTTCTGATTCAACTGTATGTACTATCACAATTTTTTCAGGAGAGATTTGACTTTCTTTAATTATATCTGCAAGGTATTGGCGGCGTGTTCCAGTAGGAATGGTCAACCAAATGTCTAGGTTATTATCTGTCATAACTATCTTTATCCTTACTACACTTATTGCCCAGCCATCATACTCAGATGATGTGACTATCAATCTTAACCCTAGCACACCTTATGTGGATGTGCCATTTACTGTAACCGAACCAGTAGATGCCACTATCTCAACTGTTACTGGTACCCCACAGACCAATCCTGGGTTCATTGATTCCTGGATTGAACTATGGCAAGGCTTAAATAAACTTCGTGCAGACGATGACAGTGCTCATTCCAACACAAACGTTTTGGCATCTATTATTAATATGCCTTTAACTGTTGGCGATTACTTTATTCGTGCAACATCTTTTGCTCATATGTGCTGTAATGCGTATCCAACTGGGACTTACTTGTTATCTACGAATTTAACAGTAACCATACCTGAGCCAACCCCATCACCAACAGTGATAGAGCCGACACTAGAGCCAAGCCCTTCGCCAACTGAAACTGTGACACCTAGTCCAACCCCAACTCAGACTTCATCTTCGCCAACTCCTGAGCCAACGCCTGAGCCTTCTTTTCCTTCTCCGTCACCGTCTGATATTCCTCAGCCATCAGAATCTCCAGAGGTTCCAGTTGTTCCAGGTCCAGAGCCAGACGAGCCAGACCCTGTACCTTTTGAAGAGTTTTTAACGCCCTCTCCACTTCCACTTCCAGATGTTCAAGATACTTTAGAAGAAGTTGCTGATTCGTCATTTAACGATTTCCCTTCTTCTTTGGAGAACGAGTTACCTTCGATTGAAGACGAACCTCAAGAGAGCGTTTCCATAGATGAAACTCTAGACTTGCTTTCATTTCTTCCAGAACTTTCATTAGAGAACCTGCAAGAAACGTTCCAACAAATATCTGAAACCATAACTGCTGCATTTGAATCCATTCCTGGTGGAGAAGCCGTTCTTGCTGCCACCGAATTTGTAGGTGAACAAATCACTGCTGCCGCAGAGTTTGCTACCAATCTTGGTACCGAGTTTACACCTGAAGAGCGTGAAGAGGCTCAGCAGGTAGTTCTTGGTGCTGTAATTGTAACACAACTTTCCACTGCTACAAGGAGAATAAAGTGAAAAATCTATCAAGATTTATCTGGAAGCATCTTGATGCTTGGGCTGGGGAAGCCTTTACCCTTGTTGGTTTAACCATAGCCTGGATTGTTCTTCCTCCTGGCGACACACGCAATGTTGTGGGTATTATATGTCTAGGAGCGTTTACTATTTGGACGCTTTTCAAAGTTACTCTTAACTCAGAGGATGATAAGTGAAAAGAAAAGTTTACGGACCATACAAGGGTTCTAAGCAAAACAAAGGTCGTGCCATTTATGTTATCAAAAAAGGTGGTAAAACCACTTCAACTAATCGTGCACGTTTAGACCACGAAAAAGCAACAGGAAGAAAACTACCTCGCTCTGTTCACGTTGACCATAAAGATAACAACAAAGACAATCACTCAAAGAGCAACCTTCAGGCTATGAGAAGTAGTAAAAATATTGGTAAAGGAAACACTGCTCGCAAAGGGACGAAGTATAAAAAGAAAAAGAAGTAACGCTTAGGCGGATAGGGCTAAAAACCTTATCCGCCTCTTTCGTCATTTCTGGAACTTTTATAATCACTTTCATACCTTGGCATATGCCCACCAAGTTTATTAATAATTGCATCAATAGCACGAGTAACACGCATACGTGCAGTTTTCTCATTTATAGATAACTTGATTGCTAAATCTTTAGAGTTACGATTATGAAAATGCCACTGATACAACACGTTCTGTTGTGCTTCAGGTAACATTTCAAATGCCCTAGATATATCTGCTTGCATAGCCATAAGATTGCCACCCTCATTAGGTGCCTGGGTATGCCTATCACTTGTGACATCAAAATAAACTGGTTGATTCCAATCACCAGATATAACTGATGGAAGTAACTGCTCAACAACGCTGCGTTGGTAAAAAGTTAAATCAACCATTTCATATCCAACACTTCTTGCTTTCTCATACTGACAATAACGATTAGCGTGATTGTTTAAAGAACGAACAAATAATCTTGTTCCTTCCTTTTTGTCCATCTCGCCCCACTCTTTAGTTTTAACTGGGTGAGTAACAAACCACATCCATAGTTCTTGTTCTATATCTTCTTTCGGAACCATCGGAAAATCACGATGCTTGCTATACGCAACTGTTCTAACAAGGCTTTCATATTCCTTCACTATCTCTTCTGTTATCTTCATATTTAGTTGTATCCCAATTGTTATCTAAGACCATCATTGCTATGACGGCATAGTTAGCCAAGTCGATGAACGAATCACGGATGGATTCATTTTCTGGGGTTGCACCGCTCTCTAACAGGTTGTTTACTCTTGCTAACTTGTCAAACATACGAACTCTTAGCCCATTCAATGGACCTCCTGGTGCTAAAGAAATATTCTTTGGACCATAGTCTTTTTGTTTTTTAATTAGCAGTTCAGCCATTGCATCTGTGTACACATATGTCATTTCAGCAAAGGCTGCTTCGTTATACGTTGACTTCACTTTCTATCCTCTCCTCGAACCACTGTGACCCATTCTTTACAAAAAGACTGTTCACATCCTCGTTTTCTGGCATTTGTATTTGTATTACTCCTGCCAACTTTCTTGCTAAGTCTTTGGCAAATTCACGTCCAGCAGAATCACCATCTGCAAAAACATAAACTCTTTCAAAGTCTGCAAGAATCCTATAATGGTGTGATTTAATATTTTTCACGCCAGGTATACCAACTGCTGGGAATCCAAGTTTAGATAAAGTAATTGTATCAAGTTCACCTTCGCATACACATATCCAACTTGTTGCTTCAAAGAATGCTTTAACGTTATATAAACGTGTAACAGAGTTAGGTAAACTTAAATACTTTGGTTCTTCGTGATTGATTGCACGGAAACGTAAATCAACTATACCTGATGGTGTTAAGTACGGAATGGATAAGCGTCCTTCATACATTTCGTGACCGACGACTGGTTGGTGCACTACCCCCAGTTGGTGTCTCCTTGCGTCGGCTAGAGATAGTCCCCGACTGTTCAGGTAGTTTTCTGCTAATTCTATGCTCTTTTGGTAATGGAGTGAGGCTTTCTCCAATGATTTCCTCTGCTCTTGACTTTGCTTCACGGAAACCTATCCCTTCAACTTTTTCAATAATAGTATACACATTACCAGTAACGTCACAACCTAAGCAATTGAATGCTTCTTTTTCGTGATTAACACCAGCAGATGCGTGCGAGTCTGAATGAAACGGACATTGCATTTTCCGCCATCCTCTTCCTTCTGGGACACGTTTAGCCCCATAGTGGTAAAGAAGAACAGAAATGTTTGACACTAATAACCAGCCTCTATTAATAAATTAACGTAAACTTCTACAGGCATTGTGGCATACCATTCACCAACGTTCAACGTGCCACGTTTTTTGTGAATGACTGCGCCAGTTAATGCTTCAGCGTTTTTCATTTCTTCATCTAGTTCTTTTATCCAACCAGATAAAACCATTTTTTTATGGTCTTTAACTTCTATACAGACATTGGGGATACCAGAGATATCCCCTTTGTCTGCACTACCAGCCAAAGCACGTCTTTCAACGCTGTCCCAAGTATTTTTTAGATACTTAACAACAGCAGTTTCTGCTGCTGTTCCTTTGGCTTTTTTAGGATTACTCACTTAGAGGCGTACTTCTTAAGTGCTAGTCCGATATCATCTGTAAGAAGTTCAACAACTGTTTTGTTGATTCCTTCTTTGTTTTCGTAACTACGGGTTCTCATTTGCCCAGTTACAATAATTGATGTTCCTTTAGTTAATAACTTACCATTACTGGCAGCCTGTGCACCATCTTTAGTCCAAATGCTTCCATTTAGATATGTTGGTTCACCATTATTAACCCAGTTGCCTTTTTCATCTTGTTTGCGATTATTAGTTGCAACTGTGTAATTGATTACATAATCATCATTGACTTGCTTTACTTGAGCATCGTCAACTAGATTACCTTTTAATGTTACTGATGGCAGTGACATTATTATCTCCTTCTTTTTTTTCCTTGCCTGATTTTAGCAAGAATCCTATGCTGTTTCTTTAATATCAGCCAAATACATAAACGCTGGATTAAAATCTAAAAATACTGCTTCTGTTCCATTAGCAACTGCTTTGCCATAACGATTCTTTACAGGTGCAACTGCTAAATCACCACTAGGTGTCATACCAAGAGTACATATCATTGCAGGTAGTTGTGAAACTTTACCTTGAATCATATAACGTGGTGGACATATTGGTTGCACACCATCTTGGCTTGGAATATATGCTTCTGAGGTGTGATGTAATAAAAGAATTGCAGCGTTAGTATCTCGTGCTAAATATTTTATTTCTTTCATTGTTGCACGCATACCTGACCACTCTTCGTTACCACCTTCAGTAATATCTGAAAGGTTATCTATAACAATTAGGTGTGGATTTTCTCCGTGTACTTCTTCGAATGCAAGGACTTCTTCATCAATATCAGATAGATTAGGTGCAGCCTCAAACGACCACTTGATATGTCCTGCTTTATTTAATTCAGTGCGTGCTCTGTCTTCGTCACTAGCAAGTATGCGTTCGGCTTCAACTTGACTTACCCCAGTTATCATTGAATACAAACGCATACCCATAGTGTGTGCGCCAGTGTCAGCGCAAATATAAAGGGTTGGAACATTAGTTCTTAAAGCAACTGCTAATGCAAGTGTTGATTTACCAACACCTGGTGCTCCAGCAAACATTGAAACTTCACTTCTTCTAAGAAGTATTTTCTCTGCGCTGAAAGCCCTGAATACAGGTGGCAATGGTTCGCCACCTGCTTCAGTTTTACCAACAGTTCTACTAATTGTTCTCATTGAACTTTAGTTTACCCATCCTGGTTGACCCTTACGAATCCATTGTGGTTGGCATTGTTCTGCTTTACGTTCTTTAGGCAGTGGACACATCCACGCTTGCCAAGGACCTTTAGCACCTGTTCCTGCTTTATGAACAAGTGTTCCGTGTTGGCAAGAAGGCGCAGGACCACTAACACTTGGTGGTGTTACAGGTGCAAAAGAATTAGATGTTGCAACAACTGTTCCACCTAATGCTTGTGCAGCGTAGGCTGCGTTTGCCCCGTCACCAAGAATTGCTTCTTCTAAAGCGCCAACAAGATTATCAATACTACCAGTCACTGCATCATTGATATTCTTTTTTAAGTCATTAAAATCATTACCACGAACAGTAACAATTGTTCCAATGCGAGTTTTCACATTGACTACATATGCTGACTCATTTGACATTGATTATCTCCAACTCTCCTAATGGTAAGTGCTTCTCACCATTGACCCAGTAACAGTATTCTGTTAATGAGCACATTTTACAACCATCGAAGTTAGGAAGATACAGTTGCTCTTTTCTTGCTTTCTGAAACAGGGCAACCATTTCATCTAACTTTCTTAGCGTAAATCCATCAAGGTTGACAGGGTTACTGGTAGCACCAGTCCTTGCCATCCAATAGCATCCCCAACTTGGTCGGACACCGTAGAAACGTTCCATCATACAAGCATAAACTTGTAACTGTAAATCTGTTTGAGGTGTTCTCATACCTGTTTTCAAATCAAGAATAACAAGTTCACCATCAGGTGTTACAAAGATTCTATCAACAGCACCTTTGAAAGCAATGCCACCCATTTCAACTTCCATAACAAGTTCAATACCTGGTTCACCTGTTGGTGTTGTCCAAATTTTCCAATTAGAATTTTTGCGCCACTCAATCCAATTGTTTACAAACTTACGACCATTGATGTACCACCAGTCAGCGTTCTCACCTTCAGGATTTGCTTTAGTTGAACGTGATGATTGACGAAGACTTGTTAAATTATATTCGTCGCCTTTAAGTTGTTTAATTTCATCAACTTCAATACCCCAAGACTTGTCCCATATTTCTTCAACATTTATTGTGCTGTCCATAATTGCTCTCCATTGTTTATATTAAGATAACCAACAGTTTTGGTTACACGCATCTTGTTAGCAAAATCTGTTGTTGCAGGAAGACCAGTTTTATCTTCCCATTTAATATTAAAATCTTTAAGATTGAATGACCAAATACCTTTAGGTGTGTAATTAACATACTTAGGTGTCATTCCTTTTTCTGCAGCAATTTTAACAATTCTATCATACTTAATCTTTTCAATTAATAAATCATCATAATGTGTTTTACGACATTTAAGTTCAACGTATTCACGCATTTCATCAGAGTAACAATCCCAGTTAGAAAACTGTTCAGTTGATAAAACATATTTGTTATCTTTGTTAATAAAATTAAACAGTTCTTGCTCAGTCATTAAGTTTCCAAGTCATTAAATCGTAAGTCTCAGTTGCACGATGCACTGCACTGCCACCTAAAGTCCAAGTGGCTGGCTCTTCGTCAACTTTTGCAATACGAGATAAATAGTAACGATAACCACAAGACAACCAAGTGGTTAAACTAGAATACGAAGTGTGTTCAGGGACTTCGTAACCATTAATTTTTAACACTTAATCCTCTTCCAGTTACCCTCAATATATGTAGGTGGGACACGAATGGAGAAGACGCGTCCCACCATTGTAAGTTGGATTAAGAATGAGGAAGAAACTTAACCCACTAAATAGAATTTAGCACGATTAAATGAACTATGCAAGTTGGTAAAAGTTTGTGTTGAAAATTTGCGTCACTTAAAATCGTGTGCGTATAATGGACGAGGGGCGAGGGGCTCAGGGTATAGGGTGTGGGTGTGAGCGTGAGCGAAGCGAACGCGAACATCAACAGAGTACCCGTAAGGGTACACAGCGAGAAACTTGGATAAGTTTCGAGCGTAGAAAAAGTCCTTATTTTATAAGGGTTTTTTTAACTACTAGGTGAGGAGAACCTATTTTATTACCAGATATACCACCTCCTATTGATAGAGAAATTCCAGCCGAAGTTTCACGGGCTTATGTTCGTGAGCAGGTTATGATAAAAGGTTGGGACGGACAACAATGGGTATGTATAAATGAGTTAATAGATAGAGAATCTAAATGGAGTAATGTTGCAGATAACCCAACGTCAAGTGCGTATGGGTTGTTTCAAATGTTGAAGATGCCTAAAGGTTCTACTGTGAAAATGCAAACAGAGCGTGGCATAAGATACATTGAGCATCGTTACGACACGCCTTGTGAGGCGTTGCGACATCACAATCGCAAGAATTGGTATTAACGCAAACTACGGAAGAATCTTTTCTTTTCGTTTTGCCTGTATTTAATAATCACATAACCTGTGAATATAAATAATATACCAATGGTTAGTTCAATCATCATTATCCAATCGTGAATCAATAGGTATTGGTGGAACTACATCACTATCACAAGCCCAACACTTAGCACCTTGCAAACCATATGCATCAATTTCATAGGTTTCGGTATCAAAATGTGTTGGCACAAGTAGCCAAGCGCAACCACACTTAGTGCAGGTTGCACTTGGTATGCTTGTAAAATCTTCACTCATCTTCATTGTTAATGAAGTCTATCATTCCTTCTGTTACATCTGCAAACTTCAATGCAATAACACCAACGGCTGCACAGATAACCCTGCGTGACGTTTCATCATCTATTGCATTTTCCCACATATAGTCAGCAGTGATTAGTTCTTCCATTTGTATAACAAGTTCTTCAATGACACTAAGTGATTTCTCAACATCTTCACCAATGCCTAGTTCTTTGAATACTTTGTTAATCATTTCTGGCATTTCTTCTTCTTGCATTAGGGTGAAACCTTTCCCCAAATGTATCTGGTTGTCCGAACTCCAGCATAGCAGGAGTTATGTTGTATTTTATTCTTAACTGACGTCTTTCTTCTGGTGTTGTGCCTCCCCATACTCCTAACACTTTCACGTTAAGAGCATAGTTGAGGCACTCGTTAATCACAGGGCAACCAACGCAGTATTTCTTTTGTTCTATTCCGTGTCCTGCTTCAATGTCAAAGAACCAATCAGGGTCTGGGTGGTTATTGCATTTAGCAGTTTCAAAATAAGGAGTTTTAACATCAAGGCGTTTAGACTTGTGTGTTAATCGTGCTACTGAACTCCCTCTAGTACTGATAGTGTCTGCCATCTTCTTTCAACCTCATCTTGAATAGTAGTTTCACCTGATTGCACTCTTGCAATGGCAGGACCGAAATCAATCACATCAGCCTTACGCCAAACACCTGAAGTATTTTGATGTTTGATGCTGGTTTTGATAGAGTCCACATAATCATATTCAAGAATAGTTACAGACTTGTTAGTCGGCTCAATGATGTATGCATATTCTGCACCCCAATGGTCGCTTTCCCAAGTAATCCAATCGCCACTCTTACCATCTTTCATTGGATAACCATAACCTTTGATGTAACCTTCGTCATCATCTTTATTAGGAAATGGATACAGACCAGACCAACCATAGTTCTCAAACACTAAGGTGCTTACGGCTTTATCGAAACCATCACGCAAAACAATTTCGAGTAACACCATAACCATATTGGCTGGGTATCCGTCCCAATGCACATAACGACCTATCCAAGCGTCGTCACCAACATATCTACCAACTACTGAACGTGTTGCCATTTACGCTTCCTCCATTATTACTATGCGTTTGAATACAGTTTCTAATTCCTTTAGAAGTTTAGTTTCAACTTCTGTGTATTCGCCTGTCCAATCACCAATGTAATAAGACAACGCTCTATGAATAACTTGTATTTCTGATGGTGTAAGTTGCACACCTATTTTGTCTAACATTTGTTTCTCCATTTCTACCCGTACGGGTACTTTATATATCTTCAATTACCTTGTTCTCTACAAGATAATCCTTACACTCTTGGCACAGTTTTGTTTGCTTAGATTGCACGCCAACATCTTCCTGCCAAGTAACCTGATATATACCAACACTAGGTGCAGGCATATTATCTTTTTCTATTGCTGGGCAATCACCCATACCACATATGTTGAGAGTTTCCTCGCCGTTATATTCCAACATATCGTGAATAAAAGCAAATGCTTCTTTCTTAGTCTTAAAACTTTGACCAAGCACCTTGTTCAAATCTTTAAGAGGTGGACTAAACGCAGTTTTATTTTTGATATCAGAAGCAAGCCCTCTGTATGCAACAAGAATAGCCAAGTGTTGCACCACAGTAAGACTTACCTTTGGTTCTTCAGTCATTCTCGTACTCCTTAACCCAACCCTGGTCATTGCCTTCATCAAAAAACTTTAAGGCTTCTAAAGCATTTTCGATGTCGATACAGACACGGCAACCAACACCAGACCACGATTGCCCGTGGCAGGTAATAGCATTTTCTATTGTATTCATTGTGTTTTCTCCTCACATTGTGAGTCGTGACCTGTAATAAAATTACAACCACATACCCAATGGTGACAATTACATTTATCTGACATTATGCTGTCACCTCTTTGGCTACATAGTTAGCAACCTCAGCAAGGTCTTCACCATAAGACTCAGCGATTGCATAACGTGCTGTTGATAATGCAACCTCTTCACTATATGCAGAGATATTGATAACCTCTGTGCCTAACTGAACTATAACTGTGTATTCTTTTCTCTCATTCATACTTTCTCCATTTCTACCCGTACGGGTACTTATTTGAACTGCACTCGCCAATCTGGTGAATGTTCAAGCACACTACGCACATCATCAGGTGTTGCGTCGATAGTGTCCTCGAAATCCTCGAACCAATCTTCATTCTTATACACACGATAAGAAACAAGTAGTTCGTTATTCTTTAACTCGGTGAACTCGTATTCACCTATGACAGCAACTTTTCTTTTGTCATCATATTGAATTGAGTAATCGTCACTAAGTTCAGCAAGGATTTCACCAAGTCTCCATTTAGTACTATCCATTTTCTTCACCTCTTTTCTTAATAATAATATCTGCTAACAGTTTAACATTATTTCCGTGTAAAGTGAACTCAACTATCGGGCGTGTTTCAGAACTCGTAGTACACAGCCGACAACTAGCACACTTAACTCTGTCATCTTCCTGATTAGGGCAAGAAACAACGCGTCTACCAGCAATACGAGTACCCGAAAGGGTACTATCTTTAGGTGACTCAATAATTGCTTGCCAACCATTAGCCAATGCTTTCTCAACTTCTTCAGGTGTTTCACACGACGCATTAAGCACCCAGCCGTCAATCTCAACAGGTGAGCGATTACGCCAATCGTGCGTGTAGCCGTAGCCACGCAAATCAGGTCGGTCTTTGTGTAACTTGTTAGCCTCAGATATGTATTCATCATCAACATCACCTGAAACGAGATGGCGCACTACAGACTTGAACGGAGTTTGTGTTGAAAGTCGTAAGAACGCTTCCTGCGTGGACTTACCAAACTTCTTAGCAAGAGCAAACGAGCCACCCCCACCACCCGACGAGGCATAGCATTTAGGTTTGCCGTCAATGAACAACGGACAATCACTAGCACAAGTATCAGGCGTGCGATAAGTCGCAGCCATTGAGCCTAGTTTTTTATTATTACTAATCGGTGTGCCGATTGTAGGCATTTCCACCCTCCTCAAAGTGTCGTGTGTGCCAAAATCTTTCGTGCTCAGTTGTATCAAAATCAACAGGAATAACTTGAATATGCTCTTGAACAAAAGGTTCTTGCATAAGAGCACCAAGATAATCAGTTGTCATCATCTTCTCGGCAATGATTTCTTCCATACATATATCGCAATAGCCTTCTTTAACACTATCCCTGCAATTACATATCTCCATTAGTTTCTCCATTTAGGCGACAACCCACGCCGAGAAAGGGAAGCGTGGGCTGTCTATGAGGTAATACCCGTACGGGTACTACTTGAGTAGTGAGTTTAACTCTTTTTTAATGGCGCGTGCCTTCTCACCTTTCCAAGTTGAGGCATTAGCCAAGAAGTAACGCACAACACTATCAGCACTATCCTGATAATAGTTTTCGTCAATACTCTCCAAAGTATGAAGAGCGTCCAGATAAGGGCGAGCATAAGGACTCACGCCTTTACCCTGCACACGCCAATCGTCGTTAATTTCGCGAGCGATTTCGTGTAATGCTCTCATAAGAACCTCGATACTGAAGCGTAAGTCGCTGTTGAAACAACATCTTCATCAGACATCTCAAGCATACGAATAGCATTAGTTAAGTCAGCAACAATGTCATCATAATCGTTGCTCACATAGTTCCTGCCATAACCACGACCACCCTTGTAAGGAGGCGTTGGTTCTTTAGGTTCAGTTGGCAATTTAGTGTTATCAACTTTTACTGTTATCTCAAACACAGTAAAGTAATCATCATTTTGCCACCTAGCAGGAGTCACATTAGTAACTGAGTCAAGATTTTTGAGAGCAATCTTCTTAATTGCTTCTTCATAATTTTTCCAGTTATCTTTATGTGTTTCAACTCCTGCCTCATAAAGTGCTTGGTTACTATGCACTTCACTTAGTTTTTCTTTCAAGGCTGTCACAAGTTTATCTCTAGACACCTTGATATTTATTCCCTTACCCATTTCTCCTCATTTTCCGTACCCCTACGGGTACTATTGTTTTCTTTGGTTGTAGAAAATACCTAGCACGAACGAACCGACACTAAGTACGATTGCGATAGCGACATAATCTCCCCAATACATCAGATATCAACCTCGATTGACTCTTCAGAATATGAGTCATCAGCACCAGCGTCAAAGTTGTATTCCATACCGCTAACGGCAGACTCAACCTTTTCTCTAGCCTCATCTTCTGACTCAGCCTTAACTGTGAAGGAGTAAGAGATAACAACGCGACCCTCATACTCTTGTTCAAGTAGAGACGCACCTATATCGCCTAGTAGTTCGTTGGCTTCGTCACGATGAACACGGATTTCTTCTTCGCCACCAGCAAACTCGCCATCAAAGTAAGACCAAACAGCGTTCTGAATACGGCGAACCTCAGTTTGGCTTACCGATAAACGCTTATCTGATTGCTCTAATTGCTCTTTTAACTTAGTTATCTCTTGCTGAACTGCTTCAAGAGGACTAGGTGTAGTCACTCCATATACTTCATATTCTTTTTCTTGATTATTTTCTTCGGTCATACTTTCTCCATTTTCTGTACCCTTACGGGTACTTAGGGGGTGTGGTTGGCAGAGCGAGTATGGTTTCCCTACTAGGTGATACCGACTACGGCACTCTTACTCTTTTATCATTGAGAACCTAGTATTGCCTTCGATACCAACCACTAATCAAATACCCTTACGGGTACTTGAAACTTAATCACATTCCTAACATAGTTCTAATACTATCAGCAAACGACGCTATGGTCAATGATATTGCAAAGATACTAAATATCATCAACTTTTCACCACGCCTAGTCAAAATAACAGGTGCTTTATTTTTCATTTCGTCTCCTTTTTTATATCAAACTTACCCAATAACTTTTCTAACTTATCAACGTCAATACCAAAGTCCCACCAAAAACCACAGAGTTGGCAAGAGAAACTATTGACATATTGGTGAAAAATAACTTCACCTGTTTTTTTACAATAAACGCAAGTGTTATCCTCTGAATATGTATTCATTTCGTCTCCTCAGTAGTTTGTAACACTTTCAACCAATAAGCCTCACACGCTTTCAAATCGCGTGACACTTGAAGATTAGTGAAAGAAGGCACAGTACCCTTACGGGTACGATTACCAACCATCACCAACGAGCGTGTTTTAATCACTCGGCGCGTGGGTATGCCGTTTTTATACTTCTTCATAACCCACACGCCTGCCAGAACTTAATCCTGTCAAAGCGTGGATTTTCTGTTTCCAATTTAGTTGAAAGATTATTAACTAACTCTCTAACAACTGAAATGTGTGTGTAGGCTTCAGGTTTAACTTTCGTTAAAACTTCCAACCCTTCCACTAATGGGTTAATCACACCTGCAATTAACTCATAATCTTTCTTTGTCATATTCTCCTCATCTCTGTACCCGTTCGGGTACTCCTTAACTCTTAAATACCATTTTACTACACTTCAAGGCACAAGTCAATGAAAACAGGGGCGCACGCACGCACAACGACACGGCGCACGGAGGCACTAAAAAAGTTTGTTGCGAAAAGTTTGTGGCGAAAAAAAATGTCCGAAAAGTCCGAATAGTTTGTTGCGAAAATTCGGACAATTCGGACAGCCCCCCTTTCGGGGGGCGTGTCTTATCGGTTAGGCGTTGGCTTTTACCTTCTTGCCTTCGATTAGTTGGCGGTACGCTTCCAACTTCTTCGCTTGGTACTGTTTCATTTCTTCTTTCAGTTGATTACCCGCTTGGGTTTCAATTCGACGATAGGCGTCAAATCTAACTTCTGCGGATAGGCTTGAGTCGGCTAGTAGTTCTATTACTGTCTCGACTGCCTTCTCGAACTTCTTAGAAGGTGCTTTTGTTTTTGCTTCTTCTTTTGCTTCTTTTGCTTCTGCCACTTCTGCCCCGTCTGCCAAAAGGTTAGTGATGACTTTTGGGTCGTCGTGACTTAGTGCCTTGATGTCCAACTCGTTCAACCCTTGAACTTCTAGTTCTTCGGTTGTGAACTTTTGGAACACCTTGCCACACTTCACAATGCGACTCATCTTGTTTTTGTCGTATCCAAGAATAGTTGCGACTTCTTGTTGAGATGTGAACACCTTGTCCTTCAAGGCTTCCACAACTGAAACGCTTGCAACCCTGAACGCCTTGCAAGACTCAAGAACTGTTGCGGACTTCTTGAAGCCCATTAACATTTCTTGGACTTTTACTTCCGAAGCGTCGAAGGCTTGAAATAATCCTTTGACCTCTTCTTGTCTTGCTTGTATTGCTTTTACTTCTTGAACTGCTTGAACTGCCTTTTCTTTCTTTGCTTCTAGTTTCATAGTGCCTTCTCTTTTCTTTTGTACCCCTTCGGGTACTTCCTCATCTTTTGAGGTACTTCTAGTATCTCATATATGACCCCAAAAGGGAACGATATTTAGGGTGAACAACAGGTTAATTTTAGGTGAACAACAATCCACAAGTTATCCACAGACAAAAGGGATAAAAGGGATAAATCGGGCAAAAGTTTGTTGCGAAAAGTTTGTGCCGAAAATCGGACAAAACGGACATTAGTTTGTGTTGAAAAAAAAGTTTGTGGCGAAGCCTCGTTTGTTGCGAAAAATCGGACAAAACGGACACCCTAGTACCCCCTCGGATACCCCTCAGAAGATAGTCACAAGTCGCACCTATTCGCGCATTACAAACACCAAACAAGTTCAATTTTCCTACAATCTGGCAAAAAAAAGACCCCCCATTGTTAAAAAACGACGACCCCTACATATGTTCACTCCCGTTTTATATTTTTCTGGGTTATTTGGTGGTGGGTTGTTGTAGGTTTCTGACCTGCGGAAACGTGCTTTTTTAAAAATAGTTTGGTTTTTTCTGTTACCATTGTCTTTGGTAACGCCTTAGTCATAGTGTAAGGCTTTTCCTACGTTGGCTGGTATTAAAGCCAACCAGCCAACACTATATCCTAATATAATATTATAGGGTAGTATTATACTACACTGGTTGGGTTCCAGTACCACCCAACCTAGTCGCAATCACATTATATGATTTTTAAAAGGGGCGCGCAATGGCTGCCAAGTCAGGTTTATCTCACCATCTTAAAGGTGAGTCAGCCAAGAAGAAAAAAAATTTTTTAACGGCTATTGCTAATGGTATGACTGTTAACGCCGCCTCTGAGGTTGCTGGGGTTAAGGCTGATACGGTTAAGTATTGGGTTAAGTCTGATGACCAGTTTAGGCTGGAGTTGGATGATGCTAAGGTTAAAAGGGATAATGTTAGGGCTGGTTCTGATACCGCCGATAGGTTTAATATTTCGTTTGAGGATTTTTCTCAAGACTATCTTGAGATGAAGGTTTTCCCTCATCAACAGAATTTCATTTCCCTTCTTGAGAAGGGTGAGCCTGCTTGGGTGCACGATAGTATGGTTTATGAACCTGCTACCCGTAACCGTGTATTAATTAATATTCCTCCTGAGCACGCCAAGTCAACCACTATCACGGTTAACTATTCAACGTACCGTATAGCCCTTGACCCGAATGTTCGTATCATCATTGTGTCTAAGACTTTGTATAAGGCACGCGAGTTCGTTTATGCTATTAAGCAAAGACTGTCCCACCCTAGGTGGTCTAAGTTGCAAAAGACTTATGGTCCTGATGGTGGTTGGAAAGATGATGCTGATACTTGGAAAACTGACACCGTGTATTTGGGTGCTGAGACTAGGGATTCTTCTGAGAAGGACCCTACTCTTCAAGCCCTTGGTATGGGTGGTCAGATTTATGGTGCTCGCGCCGATTTGATTATTCTTGATGACTGCATCACTGGTGCTAACGCCCACGAGTGGGAAAAGCAAATCAAATGGTTGCAGCAAGAAGTTATTACCCGTTTGGGTAAGAACGGTAAACTTCTAATTGTTGGTACCCGTATTGCTTCTAATGACTTGTACCGCGAACTTCGTAATCCTGAGCATTGGTCTGGTGGTAAATCACCTTTCACATATTTGGCTATGCCAGCAGTTTTAGAAGTTCACGAAGACCCCAAAGACTGGGTGACTTTATGGGCGCGTTCCGATAGACCTTGGGATGGCGACGAAGACACCACACCTGATTCTGATGGATTATACCAAAAGTGGGATGGTCCAACGCTCTTTAATAGACGTTCAGAAGTCACCCCCTCAACTTGGGCAATGGTTTATCAGCAACAAGATGTTGAAGAAGATTCCATTTTCCCACCACTTGCAATAACTGGTTGTGTTAACGGTATGAGAAAAATTGGTCCGTTAAGTTTTAAAGCACCAGGGCATCCTAATGGTGGAACGTTTAGAATTGTTATGGGCATTGACCCTGCTATGGCAGGTGCAACTGCAGCCGTCATTGTGGCAGCAGATGTTGAAACCAATGAACGTTACATTCTTGATGCTGTAAATATGACTGAACCCACTCCAGCCAAAATCAGGGAACTGATTGAGGAATGGACTTTAAAATATCAACCCAATGTTGTTGTAGCGGAGAAAAATGCCTTCCAACTCTTCCTCACGAAAGACGAAGCGATACGAGACTTTCTATCTTCAAGGGGAATCCAATTTCGTGAGCATTTCACTGGAAATAACAAATGGGACGTTGACTTCGGTGTTGCATCTATGGCTCCACTCTTTGGGATTGTACGAGAAGGAAAGTTCGAAAAAAACTCAAATTTGATTCACCTTCCCTCCACTGAACGCAGTGAAGGTATGAAGGCTCTTATTAACCAGTTAATTATTTGGAAACCTGATATGAAAAAGAAACAGGCTTCAGATATGGTTATGGCTTTATGGTTCACAGAGTTAGTTATCCGTGAATGGTTAGAAAGAAAAAATTATACCCAACGCTACACAACAAGTCGTTGGCATTCGATGAAACAATTAAACACAAGGCAAGTTGTTGATTTAGATGAAGCATACGCTGAACAACAATCCGAGATGTTCTACAACTAAGGAATTTAGTGGCTCTTAATATTACACAAATAGCGGTCAAAGTTGAAGCATTAAAACGCCGAAACCAAAGCCGTGACGCCAGAATGGCAGACATTTTAGAAGTACGCAGGGGCAACCTTGTAAACGTGTTTCCAGAAATGTTCCCCGAAGGTGCAACCAAGGCTATGATTGCAAACTTCGTTGACGTAGCAGCAAGAGACGTTTCCGAAGTACTAGCACCACTACCTTCTTTTAACTGCACAACAACAGATACTTCATCTGACCGTGCAAAAAAATCTGCTGACATCAGAGGTCTTGTTGTTAACAACTATGTTCAACATTCACGTCTACAAACCCAAATGTATCAAGGTGCTGACTGGTACGGTACCTATGGTTTCCTACCTATTATTATTGAAGCCGATTGGGAAAACAATCTTCCACGTATCCGTGTAGAAAACCCACTTGGTGCATACCCAGAGTTTGACCGTTATGGTCGTGTGGTTTCTTACACTAAACGTTATATTAAAACAATTGCTGAACTAATAACAGAGTTCCCAGAATTTGAAAGACAAATCCTTAACGGATACCCAATGGATGAAGTTGACCTTTATTCAGAATTAGAAATGATTCGTTATGAAGACAAAAATGTTATTGTTTTATATTTACCTCACAGAGGTAATCTAGTTCTTACCAGCGCTGAAAACCCAATGGGTGAAGTGATGGTACGTGTTGCTCAAAGACCTGGAGTTGATGAAGAACCACGCGGTCAATTTGATGACGTGCTATGGGTTCAAATCGCTCGTGCAAGATTTGCACAGTTAGCAATGGACGCTGCCGAAAAATCAATCAACGCTCCACTTGCTGTACCAAATGATGTACAAGAATTTGCTTTTGGTCCTGATGCAATATTAAGAACTGCTCAACCGCAGAACATTCGCCGTGTAGGCTTAGAGGTTCCACCTGCTGCGTTTCAAGAAGCAGAAATCTTACAACGTGAAATGCGTATCGGTGCACGTTACCCTGAAGGACGTTCTGGTGTTATTAATGCCAGCGTTGTAACAGGGCAAGGTGTGCAAGCCTTACTGGGCGCATTTGACACCCAGGTTAAAACTGGTCAACAGATTTTGTCAGACGTTTTTGAAGACGTTATTAAATTATGTCTCAAAATGGATGAAAAAATGTTTCCTAAAGAAAAAAGCGTTGTTGCCACATCTGGTGGTGCACGCTACGAAATAACATATTCACCACGTAAAGATATTCGCGGTGACTATTCTGTTCAAGTACGTTACGGTTTAATGTCAGGACTTGACCCAAGCCGTGCACTAATCTTCTCATTACAAGCACTAGGTGCTGATTTAATATCACGCGATTTCGTTATGCGTGAACTACCTTGGTCAATGAATGTTGGTGGGGAACAACAATCAATTGATATACAAAAAATGCGTGACAACTTAAATGCTTCTATGGCTGCGCTTGCTCAAGCAATTCCACAGTTATCTGCACAGGGACAAGACCCAAGTTCATTAGTTATGAACATTGCTGAAGTAATCAAAGAGCGACAAAAAGGTGTACAAATCGAAGACGCTGTTAAAAAGGTTTTCGCACCAGCACCTGCTCCTGCAGCACCACAAGTTCCCCCTGCTGAGATGACTGCTCCTGGCGAGCAACCTGTCCCTGTTGCACCAGTTGAAGCGCCTCCAGGGGGTCCTTCTGCACCAACACCACAGGGCACACCTGATATTGGAACGTTACTTTCACAACTAGCAGGTCAATAATGGCTGTAGAAAAAGTTTCTGGTACAGGCAAGTTTGCTAAACGTGTTGATAAAAACATTTCTAAAAGAACAACTCAACCTATTCGTGAGATGAACTCATTAAAATATGGTGAAGGTAAACAATTAATGGACCAACAAAGGGGAGCAAGTTTGCAAGGACAACCAACTCCTATCCCTAAAGTAAATGTTAATGCACAATCTGTTGGTGCAGGTAATCTTCCTCTTACTGCTGAAACTCAAAGACCTAACGAAATATCTGAAACAGGTATGCCTTTCGGTGAAGGTCCTGGTCCTGCAGATATTGGTTTAAACCTTGGAACAGGTGATGTTGATTCGCCACAAAAACAAGATTTGCAAAAACTATCTAACTACTTACCAATGATTGAACGTGCAGCAAATTCGGAAGATGCACCAGAATCGTTAAGAACGTTTGTTAAATATCTTAAAGGACAACCTGGACAGATAGCACCCACACAGGAACCAATATCACCTTCACAGGAGATGTAAATGGAAACTCCACGCTGGGCTAATAATTTTGGAAAATATTTAAAAGCACTAGGCAACGACAATGCAGGACTTGGTTGGGGACTTGTGCATATACCTTCATTAAGTGATGAAGACCACGACGAAATCATAAGAATTATAACAACGGAATATAATCAATGAGTTTAATTTCAGATTGGGCAGTCAACACTGCGCGTGGAGTAGGTAATGCTTTTACCACCTATTACAATAAGGTTTCAAAACCTATTGGTCGTGGCATTAGCACAGGTTTACTGTTAACAGATAAAGATAATCCTCTTTATAAAGATGGTTTTCAACTATCTGATGTTGGTGACACTTACAGACAGTACGCTAAGGACATAAGCCCAGGACAGGCTTTCATTTCTGGTTCTTCTGTTGGCGATATTCTTTTTGCCCCAATTAAACTTGCATCAAAAACTTCCCAGTTAGTAACTGGTAAAGATTCTGGTCCTACTATGTTCCAGGGTTCTTTTGATATTTATGATGCTGCACAACGTAAGAAGGCTTTCTCTGATGAAATGTCTGGAAGAATACTTTCAGGTTTAACAGATATTGCTGTAACTTGGTACACTGACCCACTTGCTAAACTTGGTAAAGGTATATCTGTTGCACGTGGTGGCGGCAAAATACTTGGTAAACAATTTGAAGGTGTACTAGACCCTAAACTTGGTTCAAAAACTGATTTTGGTAGTGATGGTTGGGACACATTTTTAAGATACGCTGTACAAGATACCACAGATTTTTCTAGACTTATAACACATCGTATTTCTCAAAAGTCTTCTAACCCAGAACTTCTTGCTTCTGTGTTAAGTGATATCAATGTGTCACAATTTAATAATCCTGCACTTATTGCAAAGTATGGTTCTGCTGAAGAAGCAGCCGTTGAGGTTGCTAGAACAGTTATGAAAGCAGCAACTGGTGATAAGGCAGCAAAAGAGTTAATATGGAAAAGCCCTAACTTTGCTAAGTATGGTGCTCAGTTAGATAGAGCAACAGGTGAGTTAGACCTTTTAAATATTCAAATGAAATCAGTTGTTGAGGCTGGTGGCGATGTTAATGCTTGGCTTGCTAAAAATCAAAACATTAAACTTAAACTTGAAAAAGAAATTGAATCACTTGCACTAGAAGACCCAAAGATTCGTAACGCAATTAATTTAACTTATAACGAAATACTTGGAACTGGTGCATCAAAGTTCTCTTCAATAGAGAAACGTCGTGCTATCCGTGCTGAGAATCGTAGCAATATACTTGTTCAAGACTTTCCAGCAAAAGGACCTAATGGTCTTGGTATGAAAGTTGTTAGTTTTGCTCGAAGTGAAGTTCCTTCAGGTTGGATAAAAACTAAAGGTGTTGATTCAACTGGTTCTTCTGCTGAAATAGTTGCTTGGATGGGAACTATTTCTGCCTGGAAAGGCGTTGAGGGAGCAACCAAGAAACGTCTTTTATTAAAAAAATATGGTGACGCTGCTGATGATTTAACACGCCAAGAAGCCGTTGATGCTATCGAAAAAGAAGCATTAAGAGACATTGGTGAAAAGTACGGTTTAAATGTTAAGTTAACAGAAGCAGAAAAATCACAATTTTTACGTGACCTTCCAGGTGTTTCTGCAGATAATGTTAAAACACACGCTGATGTTGTTTATTACACAACTGCAAAAAAACGTCGTGAACTTATAGATATCATTAAACAGGGTGGTAAAACAGGTTTCGTTGTTGAAGACCAATTAATTATTCCTACCAGGCAGTTATCTTCACAACTTGCTACTGGTATCCCAATGATTGATGCTAAAGCATTTGAAAGAATCGCTAAACAACATTTCAAAAACGGTGGAACAAATTTAGGTATTCTTTCAAGGGTTTCAACAGGTTACGATATGTTTAACTATATTTGGAAACCATCTGTTCTTTTACGTTTAGGTTACACTGTTCGTAACGTAACCGAAGGTTCTTTACGTGCTATGGCTTACCTTGGTTCAGCAAGTGAATATTTAAAATATGTTGGATTAAGTTTTAGAGATACCATTAAAGACGTTAGATATAGACATATTACTGAAAAAGCATTAATTCGCCAAGGAAGTAAAGAACAAGGCTTGGCTAAAAACTATGCTAGTTTTGCCGAACTAAAAGATATGCAATCAAGAAGTTTAATTGTTGCACGCGCAGAAGTTAATAATGTTACAAACACTTTAAATGCTGCAAAAGAAAATCTTACTAAGGCTACTTTAAAATCTCAAAAAACTGCTATCAAAAATGATATCAAAAGATTAGAAGTGGATTTAAAAAACAAATCTGCTATTGTTGATAGAATGTTTAAAGAAGCACAAGACTTTGATGCAAAATATGCAAGAAATGTGCGTGTTAATAAATTTAGTGGCGCATACAATCACGATGGTTTAATGATTAATGATGCTTTCACTGGCGACCTTGGTTTGTATGCTAGAAACTCTTCATCTGCAGCCAAACGTACTGCTGTTGAATTGCAATCACAGAACGCTATATCTAAAATTCAACTTGATGGTACTTTAATAAGTAAGGGTTTTGGTAAAATTGACCCACCTACTTATGATGCTACTGGTAAGTTAATTGCTACACCTGGTAGAAAAAAAGCATCACCAGAGTATTGGAATGCTGCATTCGTTGTTCACCGTCAATACCGAAACGATGAAGTAACACGTATGCTTCTTGCAGGTAACAGTGTTGATGAAATTGTTGCTGCAGTTAAAACTAACAATAAACTTCGTACAGATTTATTAAACAGTGGACAAGACGCTAGTTCTGCAAGGGAATGGATTGCAAGACAAGAAATAAACGTTCAAAGTGCTTTCCCTGATGAAGCGTTGCGTAAAGAAATGTCTAAACGCGAACTTACTATGAATGAGATTCGTAATACTTTACAAGGTAGAGCCGATTTGTCACCTATTCACGGTGAAATGTTTGGTTTAGATGATGCTAAAACTGTTTGGCAAAAGTATCAAGAAATAACAGCACGTTTATTTAAACGCCTTGGTGCTTTACCTGAAGATGTTATGGTTCGCCATCCTTTATATGCTGCTGTTTACCGCAAGTCAATGAATGAATTAGTTGACCGTAAAGTTGCAGGATATGGTAAAGATGCTGTGCGAAAAGGTTTATCTAATAACGAATTTCGTAACTTAGAACAAACTGCTCACCGTATGGCTAGAAAAGAAATGGAAGCAACTGCTTACACCATTAATAGATATGGTGGACCTACAGCGTTAATGTCTTACGTTTCCCCATTCTTTGCAGCATATTCAAATACTATGCGTACTTGGGGCAGACTAACTTACGAGAATCCAAATGTTCTTGGTCGTGCAAATCTAATATGGAGTGCACCAGACCGTGCAGGTTTTACTGAAAAAGACCCACGCAGTGGTGATACTTGGATTTCTTTACAATTAGGTGAAGTTATGCCTGATTGGTTAAAAAAATATACTAGCAATAATACCACTATGCAGTTCCCTAAAAATTCTTTAAACTTAATGTTCCAGGGTGAGCCTTGGTGGAGTCCAGGTTTTGGTCCTATTGCTCAAGTTCCTGCTTCTGCAATTGTTAAAAACAGTCCAGATATTAATGAACAATTAAGTGAACAATTTGGTTTCTATGTACCAGCACGTGGTGTGTTAGATGCTATTCTTCCACTTGGTCCAACTGAAAATACAACAGATATTATTCTTTCTTCTCAATTAAGAAGAATGAAATCTTTAATGTTTGGAACTAAAGATAAAGATTATTTAAATCAACTTCAAGGTATTTATGCAACTGAACGTCAAAGATGGCGTGAAGGTAAAAGAGCAGATGAACCACAGTTTGATGAAATAAGACGTAAGAATGATGCAATGATGACATTGCGTTTCGTTGCTTCTTTAACTCTTCCTTTTCAACCTAGGTTTACTTCAGAATACGAACCATATATTAGAATGTGGAATAAATATAAAGCAGAAGGTGAACTTAACGGTAAAACTCCTGCTCAAAGATTTTATGAAGATTACCCAGATTATTTCACTCTTGCCTATTCAGGCAGCAGTGCAACAACTGGTATGGATTTTACAACTAAAGCAGTTTATAACGCTAAAACTAATCGTAATTTAGTTTCAGATGTTTATCAAGATAATCCATATTTAATTCAACTTATTACCAATAATGGTCAAGTTGAAAGCGAATTTGACCAAGCAGTATATGTTTGGCAATTAGAAAACTCTCCAGTTCCTGGAAGTAAAGAATCATTTCGTGGTCAATTAGACCCATTGTCTGAAGTTAAAAGACAAGATGTTCGTGCTGGCTGGATTGAATACAATAAATTGTCTAACGCTATTAATGCTCAAATGGAAGCAACTGGTATTACTTCTTTGAACTCTGCTGAAGGTAAACCTCTTGCTGAAATGAAACAAAATGCCACTAAGTTAATTGGGGATAAGTATCCTGAATGGGCAGATGATAGAATGTCTTTCACTATTGGTAAGTGGAAAGAAACACTTACTGGTATTGATAAGATTTTACAGAATGAAAAGTTTATAGGTAGTCTTCCTGAAGATAATAAACCTGCTTGGGCAGTAATGCAGGATTATATGGATTCAAGAGATACTTTGATGTTACAACTAGCGCAACGTAAAGAACAAGGTATGAGTGGCACTATCTCATCTGATGAGAATGCTGATTTGCAGGAACTTTGGGATAATTACGTTACTACTTTGAAAAGAAATAATACGCAATTTTCTTCTTGGTATGACAGATTCCTTGAAGCAGACCCATTGGAGCCAATTAGATAATGACAGTTTCCCCTATGCCACCAGCACCTGTTGCTGGTGGAAGTTTTGCTACTATGCTTCCAGATTATAACCAGATGGCTGCTGATGCTGCAGGTCAATCTGGTTATGGTAATAAAAAAATTGTTAATGGTAGAGGAATTGATAAGGCTAGTTTATTAGCAGACTTTAGACGTAATCGTGGTTCTTCTGACCAAACAGAATATCAAAGCACTGTTGAACTTCTTAAAAGACTTGGTTTAGTTTCAGGTAAAAATCCTTCTAGGTCATCTGTTGAAAAGGGTTATAATAATTTATTAACAGATTTTTATTTGGCTCCTGAAAAAGATTTTGGTACTTATGCAACAGCGAGATTAGGTACAGCAGCAGAACAAGGTGTTGGTACCCGTACTACTACCAGTCGTCAACAAAGTACTCCTTCTGAGGCTGCACAGATTATTACAGCAGCGTTTAAGGATTATCTTGGTGTGCTTCCTGGTGTTAAGGAAGTTAATGCTTTCACTAAAGCATTGGGTGCTTTAGAGAAGAATCTTTCAGCAAGAACTGTTACTACTCGTGATGCTGCTGGTAATGCAACCACAACTACTGTTGGTGGTGTTGCTACTAAGGAAGATAGAGAAGCATTAGCGTTAGATTTTATTGGTAAGGCTCTTGGTAAGCAAGAAGGTATTGTTAATGCTGGTCCAACTCTTAATGCTGGTTTAACTGCTATTCGTAAGTTTGCTAACGATTATGGTGTTGTTATTCCTGATGCCGATGTTCGCGGTTATGCGATGCAGTATTTAAGGGATGGTAAACTTGATTTTATTACTGAGAAATTAAAAAACATTTCTAAAGCAAGATATCCTAGTCTAGCACCGTTTATTGACCAAGGTGTAAATCCTAGAGAAATTGCTTCACAATATATTGTTAGAAAAGCGCAACTTCTTGAAATTCCTATTGAGTCTATAAATCTTTTTGATAATGATGTTACTCGCGCTATTAGTGGTCAAGTTTTGGAAACTATTGGAGATTTTGATAACAGAATGCGTCAAAGTCCTTTATGGCAATTTACTAAAAATGCTAAAGAAAAAGGCGCTGATTTTATTAATAATATTCTTTCTAGATTTGGGATGGTATAAATGGCAGCACCAGTAGCACCAAAACCTGTTAAGCCAACAACAACTAAAACATCTACAACTACTAAGGGTACAACTAGACCTTCAGGTACTACTGCTCCAGCAGCGAAACCTACAACTAAATCTCCTATTGGTCCTGGTAGTAACTATTTAAAATCTACAAAACCTGCACCCACTGGTAATACTGGTTCTAGAATTACACCTCCTGCAGCACCTCCAGCACCTAAGCCTTTAACTTTTGTAGATACTGATAATGGTGATGGAACAATCACTAGAAGATACAGTGATGGAACTGTAGAAATTATTGCTGGCGGTAGAGGTGGCGGACAACGTTCTGACCCTGCAACTGATGAACTTTTAAGAAGAGATGAAGCAAACCGTGTAAGTGCTTTCAAAATACTTGAAGATACTTTCAACTCTTATGGTTTAGGTTCACTTGTTCCTGTTGTTAGAAATTTTATGCAACAAGGTTTATCTGATGATGAAGCAGTTATTCAACTTCGCCAAACCCCAGAATACAAACAAAGATTTCTTGGCAATGAAGGTCGTAGAGCAAAAGGTTTATATGCTTATTCTGAAGCAGAATATCTTCAAGCAGAACAAACCTATCGTGACCTTCTTGCACAATCAGGTTTAGAAACATTAGCAAGTGCTGATACTTTTGCAAAACTTATCGGTGGTGCTGTTTCACCTGCCGAAACACAAGACCGTATTCAAAACGTGTTTACTAAAATTGATAACGCTGACCCACAACTTCGTGAACAAATCGGTAGTTATTTAACAGGTTACGGTATTGGGGACCCTAATATTCAACGTACCCAGTTAGCGTCAGCATTGTTAATGGGTGGAACTTCAGCCCAAGACTTAGTGCGTAATATTGAGAAGGCACAGATTAAAACTGCTGCATTAACTTCTGGTATGACATTGGCTGAAGAAAATATTTCAAGTTTACAAAAGCAATTAGAGACAGCAAAAACTTATGATGTGTATGGTACCTCTAAAAAGGCTTTTGGTGAACTTGCTCAAACAATGCCAACCACTGAAAAACTTGCAAACATTTACGGTGAAGATACAGGTAATCTTTCAAGTGAACTTCAGCAAGAAGCATTCTTTGGTTTACAATCACAAAGACGTAAAAGACTTCAACAGAAAGAACAAGCCACATTTGGTGGACAAGCAGGTACTACAACTGCATCATTAGCGCAGCAATCAACAGGCGCCATTTAAG